TCTGAAGAAAATTTAGAAAAAAAAATCAATGGAAGACCCACAATATTCTCGCAAGAAATTGCTGACGAAATATGCAGCAGGATTTCTAAAGGCGAAACGCTACGCACCATAATCGCTTCTTCAGATCATCTCCCCGGTAGAACTACAATCTATAGCTGGATTGAAGCAAATGAAGCGTTTCGGAACCAATACTCACGCGCACGCGCAGAGCAAGCCGATTACTACGCAGAACTTATAGTAGACGAATCCTACTCTTCGCATGACGCAGGCATAGGCAGGCTACGAGTTGATGCACTCAAGTGGGCAGCATCTAAAATGGCTCCCAAGAAATACGGAGAGAAGATCGAGATAGAAACTGCACAACCGCTCACATTGGCTTTCCAACTTCCCACACGCAGAATTGAGTTAGAGGAGAACAAGCAACTTGAGAACTGACCTAGAGATCAGGCTAACCATCTGCCTGAATGGATGCCCAATCGGACCTCGCATCCAACGAGGAGAACCTTTGCCAAAGTACCAACACACTTATAACAATACGCCTGATGGACTCCTAGAGGCTAAAAAGGACATGGATGAGATTCAAGCGTATATCACTAGAAACCAGAAGATTATTAAGCGGAAATAGGCTATAACTTCCAATAATGCAGATTGTAGATAATAGAGTACCATTTATGCAAGACACACAAAACAAACAAGAACCAACATATGCCCAGTTCGTGGAAAGCCTCTGCAAGCCGGGTATTGACATCCTAGTACAGATGGAACCAAAGGATGCCCACCTGACCCATATGGCTATGGGCGTTGCCGGGGAAGCAGGAGAACTCCTAGATGCCATCAAGAAAAGCGTGATGTACCGCAAGCCTCTGGATCGCGACAATGTCCTTGAGGAGTGTGGAGACATACTTTTCTTCATCCAAGGCATCCTGAACCATTATAACAGCACAGAGGACGATTCTGTGACGATTAACGAGGTGATCCGCATGAACAGGCTCAAGCTATCCCGGCGATACCACAAGGGAACCTATAGCAACGAGCAAGCGCAGGAACGAGCGGATAAGGCATGACTCAAACCAAAGAAGACAAAGAAGTGATGTTCACGCGAAACATCTTGTGTGAACTGATCAGGAGAACAATGGAGGACGCTATGGCAGATGAGAGTAAGATTGCGTTGCTACGCAACAGGGAGATGGTTGTTTCGTACAAGGAGGACGCTATTCGTTTCCTGAAGACCAAATCCTTTGAAGGCATCTGTACTGCACTAGGACTCAAGGCAAGCCGATTCAGACGCAAAGCATATCTATGAGATACCACATACTGGGGCTGCCCCACACAGTTTCAAGCAAGACATTCAACGCCTGTGCGTACACGCAGAAGGTCGTTAAATTCGGCAGGATGATGACAGCAAGGGGCCATGAGGTCTTGCACTATGGGCATGAGGATTCCGATCTACAATGCACAGAACACATTTCGGTAATCGCGAATAGCGATTGGGAGAAAAGCTATGGGTCACATGACTGGCGCAAGACCTTCTTCAAGTTTGACACTAACGATCACGCTTATCGTACATTCTACGCTAATGCGATCAGAGAGGTTGGGCTTCGCAAGCAGAAGCATGACTTCATCCTGCCGTTCTGGGGCAGCGGAGTGCGTCCTGTCTGCGATGCCCATCCAGACATGATCTGCGTTGAGCCGGGCATTGGCTACGCTGGTGGTCATTGGGCTAGGTGGAAAATCTGGGAGTCCTATGCGATCTATCACGCATATTGCGGCTTGCAGGCAGTTGGATCGTGCAGGCAGGACTGGTACGATGTGGTGATCCCGAATTACTTTGATCGTGAGGACTTCACCTATCGAGGCAATGACGAGAAGGAGGACTACTTCCTTTACCTTGGGCGAGTCTATAGCGGCAAAGGATGCGATGTGGCGTTTCAGGCAGCAGAGAGGGCAGGAGTGCATCTCAAGGTAGCTGGACAGATAGAACCCGGCTATCGAATCCCTGACCATGTCGAGTACATTGGCTACGCTGACATCGAGACTAGGCGTGAACTGATGAGCAAGGCGAAGGGATCGTTAATACCATCGCAGTATGTCGAGCCATTCGGTGGGGTCCAGATCGAGAACCTTTTCTCTGGTACGCCAACGATCACGACAGACTGGGGTTCGTTTGCAGAGAACAATCTGCATGGCATCACAGGCTATCGTTGTAGGACGATGGGTGACTTCGTTGATGCGATCAATGCCGTGAAGCAAGGCTCGATCTCTAGCGAATCATGCAGGCTATGGGCAGAGAACTTCTCTCTGGAAAAGGTTGCGCCGATGTACGAGAAGTATTTCAACGATGTGCTAGATGTGTACGAAGGCAAGGGATGGTACGCAGATGGCAATGGGCTGGAAGCAATGACAAGGATGCTGCCATGAGTGATTACACTTTTGAGAAGGAGTATTGGGGTAACTGCTGCAATACTTTTGACGAAGATCAGAAGCACTATGTCTATGCAAGGTTCATGGGGTTGAAGCGAGTTGGTTATTCGTTCGATGTGAACTATGCAAGGATCATTGACATTGGAGGGGGGCCGACATCGATGTTACTTAAAGCAATTAATCTTGGTGCTGGATTAGTTGTCGATCCATTAAACTATCCTGATTGGGTCTATGATCGGTACGAGGCGGCAGACATTGGTGTCAGCGTCAAGCGAGGCGAAGACATAGATACTTGCTTATTTGATGAGGCGTGGATTTACAACTGCCTTCAGCATACTGATGACCCGGCGAAGATCATTGATAACGCATTTAAGGCAGCAAATAAATTGCGCTTGTTTGAATGGATCGATGTGCCTCCGCATGATGGTCACCCAATTGAGTTGACGAAGGAAAGCCTTGACAAGTGGATCGGTGCTTCAGGGCAGACGATTAGGCTTTCCGAGTCTGGTTGTTATGGTCATGCGTACTACAATGTTTTTGAGAAGATTTCCTAATCATGAAAGCAACACTAGAATTCAATTTACCAGAAGAGCAATGGGAACACGAGTATGCAGTCCATGGGGTAGACGCCTTATTGTTAATTAGCGATCTGGAAGGAGAGCTACGAGCGATGGTCAACGACGATTGCGGAGAGTTCAAGAAGTGGCGGAACGAGGACGAGAAGGAATGTCAAGGAGATTACGAAACGCTACAACGGGTCTGGGATTTTATTATTCGTGAAAAAGAAAAAAGGAGATTACCTGAATTAATATGACATGGATCGAATATGGAATGCAGTTGGCGTTTGCTGCTGCAACGAAGTCGAAAGACCCGTGGAGGAAAGTTGGCGCGGTAGTATTCCGCAAGGATGACTCTGTTGCTGGAGTTGGGTACAATGGTTACCCGACTGGAATGTTTGAGGATTGGGATGATCGCGAGGGAAGGAGGAAGTTTGTGATCCATGCCGAGGCGAATGCGCTGCGGTACTGCAAGCCCGGCGAGGTGTGGTTGCTGTGTTGCACTACACTTCCATGCAACGAGTGTTTGCGTAGTGCGGCAGCATACGGGATCAGGACAATTGCGTACTCGGACAAATACGAGACTGATCCAAGTACAATTGAATTGGCTATGGAATTTGGGATTGAACTTGTATGCGCGAAGTCGATTTAAACGATGTCTACTGCATTCGCGATTTATTAAGCGGAATGATTGAAGTTGCTGTTATGGACGCAAGGAATCATACAAAGGTGAAGAGTAAATATAAGCAGGAAGAAATTAATAAAAGCAGGGAGAGTGCGATTGCGTGGATTGAGAATCGTTCCGATAGCAAGATTAATTTTAATCAGGCTTGCGATATTTTAGGGATTGACTCGGATAGCGTGAGAGAGTCTTTAAAAAGAGAATGAAACCATACCCTAACTGGTGCTGTTCAGAGTGCGGCTTGAAACACGGCAAAGCAGTCAATAAGATATCGACATGGCATTATGGTAAGTGCGATGTCTGCGAGAAGAACAACAATGTGACCGAGGTTAGAGACTTTGGGCATTTCCCGAATTGGTTTAAAAAGAAATGAGTGAGCAACCAAGTTTGAATGGAGATGGAACGATTACGATTAAGACATCGAGTTGGAATCGAGTTGTTCGCGAGCGAGACGAGGCGCGGGAGGTATTGCGGGAGATAGCGGAAGCAAGCGGCTTCGACAACATAGGAAACTGGGCAAGGAACAAAGCAAATGACGCTTTAAAAAACAAAAACTAAAATTATTATGAATATACGAGAGATTTGGAAAAAGTCTGGCATGACCCAAAAAGAATTTGCTATTGTGTGCGGC